TTAGTTGCTATAATTGAGTGAACATTTTCCATTTGATTTTTATATCTCATTTCATTTCCGCTGAAGGTTCTATTACCACCCAATCGGCAAATTGTTTTAACATAATCTTTTGCTGAAACAAATTTCAAAAGTGTAATTTGCTGCAAAAACAAAACTGCATAATCTGTTTCTTTCTCGTCCTTTGTAAAAAAAAATTCTGTGTCAAGTTCTTTCAATAATTGTTTTACTATTAGTCCCCAAGACCAACTGTCGGAAAAAATCTTGTATAAAATTTTTTTCATTTTAATGCCCGCTCACTATCTAAATGTAGAATTACTTTATTTAACTGCTCAACATATTTCAAAAAACTGGGACTGACAACACAATAAACATCAGCATATTGATTATCACCGCTAATACAATCCAAGTGATTATATTCTTTCATCTGTTTTTGAAAATGCTTACAAACATTTTTGAACGCCCAGTTATCATCGCATCTTATCCAACCTACTTTATATTTTTTTTCGCTCATTTTATTTTGCTCCCTGCATCAGGGGAGAGACCGTTCTTATCCCCAGCCCCTCCCCTGACAAACCAGTTAAGAAACAAATTAACTGGAAGCGGTTTTTATATACGCAAACGCTGTCGGGAACGCCACTTTAATGTCTATCATCTCCTCAAGTTTGATGGCCTGCATTCCCTGTTGCCAAAGATTATAAGTGGTGCCTCCTTCAATAATCGTGGCTTCTCTCGCTGTGTCATAAGACAGTTCACCCAATCTTCCGATGATGTTATACTTCAAATTGCCGAACGCAATAAACTTTGTATTCGCACCACCAGAAGAAGGTAAGCAACTTACTGTCTCAATCGGAAACCCTCTCCACATAGCAGGCCTATCTCCTGTTGCTGGCTGATAAATCAATCCAGCGTTTTCACCTGTGTTTTCTTTGAGATTAGCCACAACCCCATAAAGCACAGCAGTATTCATAAAGAATCTTGCTCCATCAAGCACTGACGAATCTACTGACGCTATACAATCGTCAAGGTCTTTCACCTTCAAGGAAGTTATCGCCGTAGTGCTGGTGGTAACTGCTGTTACTTCTTCATTCGCCAAAATTCCTGGCATACTGGAAACCGTTGTTCCTGCACTGGTCGTGCCCAAGAATGTAATTGAATCAGTTCCTTTTGCCAACGCTCTGGCAATTTCCTCCATCAGGAAGTCAACTACATTCACAGATGCACTTTCAATCATATCATTTGTGATAGGGACAATGCTCCCGTGCCTCTTCGCTGAAAGCGGAACAACACCGAACAGGTTTCCAGATGCTACTGGTGTGAGTGATACTCCTTCGTCTACAACATAGTCATACAGATTAGCAATGGCTTTGGGAATATTCACATTCTTTGACCCCATCGGGAAGATTGTGGAATATCTCAACGCAACACTGTATTGATGGACGATAGAAAGAATAGTCCCTGCGACTTCTGTTGGTATCAAATATCCACCAGTGGCGGGTGATGCGCCGGAAACAACTTTTGCTTCAGCAATATCACCAGCAAGCAACGCCCTTGTCAGTTTGATGAACTTCATACAACTTTCTTCGGATACCCCATATTTTGAAACTGGCTTGGCGGTTTTCAGGGCATTAAGCAACTTGTTATTCGCTTCTTTGGCGATCTCTTCAAGTTTAGCAATTTTCTAAGCCCGTCAACTGCCTTCAAAAGATTGTCAAAATTTTCCATACTTAAAACCTCCATGTTTGTTTATTACAGGAATAAGATTGACTGTCTGCTCAATTGCTAATGTCTCTGGCATTGCCTGACATCTCCGCATTGACACAAACATCAATCCACGCTCCCTGTAATTTGTTTAATTTTTTCTGTCAACTGCTGTATTTTTTCTTGCAATTGTTTTTGCAACTGTAATTCCTCTTGTGAAACTTGGTCAGGTTCTTGTGGTGGTGTTTCTGTATCACCGCTTTCTAAAATATCTAAAGTTTGCTGCAGTAATCCTATGGCTTGCTGAATATTGTCTTTGACTGTTTTCAATTTATCCTCCTCTGATTGTATTGGTTCTTCTTTGACCGGTTCTTCTTCAACTGACACTTCTTCTTCCTGATGAAATTCTGGCGGTTCTTTATCGACCTTCTCATAATACTTGACTAAAAAATTATATGCTTGTTTTCTATCATCTTCTGGAATATCTACACCTCCTCTTACACCAAGTAATGCTCCCATCGCTGCGACTATTCCTCGCCAAATTGCTGTTAGTTTTCCGTCAATCACTTCAGCAAATGGAAGTTTGTATGAGGTAAAGTTCTCAATATCTTCTTCATTTCTCCAGACAAAACCTCTTTTATATTTATCCCAGTCAATTTTATTTTTGTCTCCTGTTCCATCAGATGAAGCCCACTTTCTAATTGATGCTTCCGCTCTATCACCGTCCCAATCTCGTTCTTCATCTACTGGAAGTTCATCATCGCCACAAATATCTTTTACTTCAATTGTCATCTTCTCTTCCTCCAAACATTTTTTCATGGTGTCAGATTTAACTGATTTAACCATCAATCCAATTGCGTCAGGATTGGCAGGTACATTACAAATGGAATATTCTAATAATTCCCATTTTTTTATCACTCGTTGAACATCGCCTTCAATCTTATATTTTCGTTTAACCTCTTCAATCTCTTTTTTGTCCATTGTGTCTTCTATAGGGATAAATCCGACAGAAAAACCGTTCAAAAATCCCTCCTTCCTCAAATTGAAAACATCGTTTGCAAATTCAGTATTGGCATACTTTGTCTTGGCAACAATTTTGTCATCCTGTATTTTTATCCACAATGCTTTACCGACAGGGAACAGGTCGTAACGATGTGCATATTGAACAACAGGATTTTTCTTGAAATTATCCAGAATACAACCTTCGGGCAAAATAACTTCATTGTCTCTATCAACACTTACTGATGAAATTATTGAAACATCGGTCCGTTCTTTTTCGTCAACTTGTTTTATTTCACCGATAAAAAATTTTTCTCTTTTAATAGCCATAATCTACCTCCATTTTCCAGCAAGGATAACACATCTGCAATTGGGATGTAAGGGTGGACATTGAACGCCACCTGAAAAAGTTTCATTAACGCCGACAACCTCACCTTCTAACGCTGAACATTCTTCGCAAGTGAATTCATCAAGGGCTGTTGACCAGGTTTTATACTCATATCCAGTATCAACATACACATCAAGTTCAGTTTCATTCATTATGCGAGATACTTCGGTTCTTGCTATCCTCAATGCTCTTTCGGGTGTTATGCCTGTATCATATCTTGAGTATAAATCAATAATCGCTTCCTGTAATTGTGTTACTCCCCAACCCTCCTGGACTGATTGCGCTAATATATCTCGCAATTCGTTTTTCATTGTATCGTTTATAGTGATTCCATATAAATCTTGCCATCTTTTTAGTGTCTCTTCGACAAACACATCAAAACTATCAAGAGTCATGCCGATTGCGTCTAAATCGTCTTCAAAGGATTTATTGACACTTTTACCCGTAATTGTTTCTGCGGCGAAATGTATTCCTGCTCTCATTGCGTTAACAAAGTGCTTGTAACTTATTTCAGTCAATCGTTTCGCTTCATTATTTACTGGCGGAAAAACAAATTCAATTAAATTTTTTTTATTGATACTTTTATCGCCATATACCCTCTTTACATTAGCCAGCACTATTTTTTTCTGTGATTCAAAAAATGATTTCAAATCTCTGATATAATTTTGTTCAATGTTTTCTTCAATTTTTACCCAAGCATACCATTTTTGACCGACCTGTTTATTTAGTGCTATTCTTTTTACCGGCTGTTCTTGACTTCCACTTGTCCCTGATAATGGCATAATACTAAATGGCGCAAGAGGTTTATCTCCCCAAGATGCGGACTTGACACCAAGATATTCTCTGTATTCATTGATACTGCGAACATAGTTTTTCAGCCACATTTCCCATTGTTTTAATTCAAACTCTCTATCTTCTGGAACAGGACTTTCAAATTCAACAATTAAACTTTTATCCCATAGTGGCAATAATTTCTCATTGATTTTGTTCTCAATTCTTTTTAATCTCGGCAATATGGTTTCTTTTTGAAATGTGTAATCCAATGCGTCAGCAACTGCTCTGTTAACTAAATCACCCATACCAATTTTTGTTTTCGGCACTCCATAAATAGCAAGGATTTCCTCCATCAGAAATTTTCGTCCTTCAAGAAAATTTATTTCCATCGGGGACAATCCAACTTTTGTCGGTTTAATGCCTTTCAATATCATTGTCTTTCCTGCTCTTTTTACGCCTTCATATTCGGTTTTAATTTCTTCTTTTGCAAGTTTTAACATCTCGGTATCAACCCATTCTTCTGCGGTAAATATATTTCCTGGCACTGCTTGATTACGTAATACATTGTATCCAAACTGATGGGCTAAATCGTTCTCGCCTACTGCGTAAATCATTGCTTGTAAGGGACTTAAGCCATAAAATTCGTTTAATGGGTTTGGATACTTAAAATGTAAAATTTCATCAATAGTAAAATCTATATTTCCTGAACCCGCTGTTAACCTATATCCTGATATTCTCTGTTTGCTTCCGTTCTCGCTCAAAAGTATTTTCACTCTGTGAGTCGGTAAAAGATATATTTCAACGGGTTTATTCAACTTGTTTAACACAATATACCAA